CCGATAGCAGAATAATCAAACCTAGTATCGCTACCCATGTTGCCTATAACAGCTTCACCCGTATTTACGCCTACTCCGATAGCTACACCAATATTCGCTTTTATAATATTTTCTTGTATTTCTTTAGCACACCTTACAGCTAATTCTTCATGATGTTTTAAGTCCATAGGTGCATTAAAGATAGCCATCATCGCGTCTCCTATAAATTTATCAACCATTCCTCCTCGTTTTTGTACACACTCTACTTGTACTGTTAATGCTTTATTCATTATCTCAGTAACTTCTTCAGGAGGTAACGTTTCAGACAATGCAGTAAATCCCCTGACGTCAGTAAACAAGAAAGTACATCGTCTTTTTTCTCCACCTAGTTTTAACAAATCAGGTTCTTTTTGTAAACGTTTGACTTGTCTAGGGTCTAGGTAATGTTCAAATTGTTTTTTGATTTGTTGTCTTAATTTATATTGTTCTCTAAACCTTAAATAGAAAGCTAAAGCTCCTGAGATAAACTGAGAAATCAAAGACCAAGTAACATCTATCAAAACACCTGTAGTTATTGTGTAGTAACCGTAGTAACCCGTTAAAGCCATCGTAAGTAAAGCTAAGCTAACGCCCCAAGTTATACCTAAATAGCTTATAAAAGCCCATACGAGCCCTACAGAAGCTATAAAAATAAGAAGTTCTAAAGCTAAAGAATAATCTGGTATGTAAGGACTGTTTTGTATAAGTATTGATTCTGCAAGGGCTGCTTGTATTTTATGTGGTTCTAATAAACCAACAGGTGTAGCGATTTGAGGCATTACACCATTAGCAGTAACACCTACGAATACAAACTTACCGTTGACTTCCATTTCCTGTAAGTTTGTTTGTGGTGTGTCTACCCAACTAATCCATTTACGACCAAGACTATCTGTTTTAACAGGAGGAATACCACGAATAGCTATTTCTTGTAAACCGTTGTCGTTAGTGGTAATGATATATGTTTTAACACCGAACAGTGCTTTGTATATTTGTGTACCGAAAGAAGCTACCCAACCCTCAGGAGTTCTTAACAACAAAGGAACACGTCTAACTAGTTGGTCTACTTCGGTGGGAGCACTGGCGATTCCTTGTAATATGTTTTCGTAGGCGTAGAAATTTTCCTTGACTCCCGTTGTAAGTATACCCCCAATATCCTCACCTTTTATAACTGTTCCTGTAGTTTTTGGGTATTGACCACTATTAGTTTCAAACATAGCTAGGACACTAGGAGCATAACCTAAAGACCTAGCAAAGTCTTCATCACCCATAAGTCTATCAGGTTGTGGGAAACTTATAACCCAACCAACACCAAGAGCTCCTTTGCCTAGTATCTCTAATTGTATGTCAGATAATCTTTTTCTGGGTAGTGGGTAACCACCTTCACGTTCAACGTCTTCTTCAGTTATATTAAGAATAACAAAATTACCAGAAGGTTGTTGCTCTTGTATAAAAGTATCGAATACTTTTAGTTTAAGTATTTCTGTAGGTGTTGTTTGAAATATTAAAGGTAATACTAATATAACTAATAAAGGTATTATTAATTTTTTCATTAATCATTTTGCGTAATAGTAATAGTGCTATCACTTCCTCCGTTCACCTTGATTATATTAGATACTCCGTCTTGTATCAAAATTACTGTATAAGCATTACTGCCGTTTAAATCAACCCTAACGGTTTCGTTTACTTGTCTTCGTAAACTTACAACGTTTCCTGTTATTAAAGCGGTTATTTGTGTGTCTGGGTCTTTACCTAAAAGAGTTCCTGATATTTGCGTACTAGTTGCTTGTGCTAATTGGTCTTCTTCTTCAGCTATTGCTAAAGCATCTAATACATTAAGAAGGTCTTCAAGATAATTTACATCCAGGAAGTTAATATCTAGTTCTGTAAATTCAAGTTCATCCTCACCTAAATAATCTACGTCTAAATAATCTATATCTAGTTCATTGAAATCTAAAATACTTTCTTGTTTAGTTGATATATTTTCGGCATAGGTTGTCTTTTCTTCTTTAGGAGGAGTAACAATTAACATATTATCGATAAGGTCTAACGTTAAATCCAGTATTACAGGTTTACTAGGAGCAGATTCAAACACACTAACTGTTGTAGCTTCATAAGGTTTGTTTAATAATACAGTACCCATAGCTGTAACTACTTCTATTTCTCCGCTAGACAAACCTAAAGCATCAGGTAAAAGTATTATAAGGCTACGCCCCAGTTCATCAACAGTCGCTGTGAAATCAGTTCCACGAATTGCAATGTTAGCTGTAGGAGTTTTAAGTGTGATATTTTGTTTATCTATACGGTTTAAATTACCTGTAATAAATCTCGCAGTTCCTAAACCAAAAGTAAGAGCCATTTTAGCTTTACTAGGGTCAGGGTCATAGATGTATTCGTCTATTAAGAGTTGTGAGTGTTCGGTAAGTTTTACTGTTGAGTCATCTAAAAAAGTAATAGCCATTCTACCGTCTGTAGTTATAGCTTCATCGTTGCTTTGAATAGCAAACTTTAAGTTAGCGTCGTATGGTTTGTCTCTTAGTATTTGTGCTGAACCGTTTAGTTCAGATATGTCCCCAATATCAGCAGCTTGTGCTAGTACCTTGGTCGTTTTGAACGACACAAACAGTAGAAGAAGCATTACCACCGATAGATATGATTTTGAGCCAGTCATTGTCTTGGGTACTCAGTTGTTGAATATTGAATGTTCTTTGTCCGCCTGTGTGGTCTAAATAAAAGTAACCACCTGCTGAAGCGTTAACACCTGTACCCGTATACGTTACTGTATTATCAGAACCATCTATGTCCATATAATTAGTTGCACCGTCAATATTTATATTAGAAGTAACTGTGTTATTAGACCCTTGAATAATCCAGTCTAAATCTAAAGTAGCTGCTAGTGCAGTAGTTCCTTGGTTTAACGTGAAAGTGTTTCCGCTACCTGTAACGGCTACGTTTTGATTAGAGTTATCAGCTCCATAAGTATTACTTGGGTCTACTTGTATTGAGAAAGTATTAGTGCCGCCAGTGAATTGATAAAACCCAGTAAAACTGTCTGCGGTAATATCTCCTAAGAATTTATTAGTAGCACCTATCATATTGATATCTAACGTCATACTTGTGCCGTCTAAATCGAAAGCAGTTAAACTTCCTGCAGAAGAACCTAAACCACCTATAATGTTAGATATACCTAGTTGTTCAAGGTCTATATTCGCCCCTGTTCCTGACTGGTCTACGTATATCTCGTTGTCTGCCGCATAAGCAAACGGAAATAAAGCAAGACATAGCAAAAGATGTATGCACTTCTTCATCATCATAATCTCATTCTACCTCCTTTCCTTCTGTTTGTAAAACCCAATACTTTTTAGCGTACCCTTGTTTTATTATTTCTAGTACCCCACCTTCGATAGCTTTCATTAATGCTATGGTAGAAGATTCGTTTCTAGCGTTACCTAACTCTATTTCTACAAGCTCTGTACCCATCTCTATAAACCGAAACACATCTTCTGATTTACCATAACTAAATATAGTCTTTTGACTTAATACTTCTAGCAATACCTCGCCCGTAGCTACAGACACCATTCTTAATGAGACAGTTATATTGTCTTCTCTGTATTGGATACTATTGCCTATGCCTAAGTACCTTGCACCTGCACCACCAGACTCTAAATTAGCTTCGTAAGAAATAACAGCACCTTCAATTAAAATACCTGCGAACAATAAAGGAGATAACTGTTTTTTCTTTTCTTCCTCACTAGCAAAAGCATCTCTAGCAGAACGTATAAGTTGTCTTTCTTTAGTTAAGTTATCAAGACCAACTCTTTCTACAACTCTAAAAAACTCACCATTGCCTGCATGTTTTAATGCTCTTATTAATAAAGCATTAGGTTGCTGAGTTATAGCGGTGCTAAATAAAGCAAACTCACTGTTGCTTTTACGCTGTCCTGTTTGGTCGGTAAATGCTGTAGGGTATACAGCAACCACAGGACTTACTTCTGGTACTTCTATATCACGTAAATAAGGGGATTGTAATTCCTGAATAGAAACTACGTTGTGTGCTTTAAACCTATGTTCGTACGTATCTTCATATTGGTCAAGTATTGAACAGCTAGAACAAAAAAGTACCAATAGGAATCGTAATCTCAGTAACTGTTCCATCCGCTTCCGTTATCTTTAGTGTTAATGTTACACCATCACTTGTATACTCAATGGTGTTTCCTTCCAAGGTTATTGTACCTGAATCAGAAGGTGTTTCGCCAAAGAGGTTGTTGACTAGCTGTCTAGATAATTCAGCATAGACTCTTGACTCCAGGTTCCTTAAAAACCTAGCTAGTGTACTGTTTTCTTTTTCTCGTTCTATTTCGTCTTGTAATGCTTTTATTTCTTCTTTAATTGTGAGCTTACGAGAAAACTCTTGATTTTCGATTGTAAGATAATGTGATGATGTTCCTACGCCATTAAAACTAGGAGACTTAAACTTATGAACTATTTGGTCTGCTTGTATGTTTTGTACGAGTATTCCAATACACAACACAACACCTATAAGCATTACAATTCTAAGTATTAAAGTTTTTTCTGATTCTTCTTTTCTGAGTTTTAACTCAGCGTTACTTGGTCTTCCTCTTTTTCGTTTTTCCATTACCAATCCTCCTAATGTAAAACTCTTTCCCTTCCTTCTTGATTATCGTCATCTACAACAATTCTAGCTTCACCAACTATAACCACACCAAAAACCTGAGCTTCTAAATCAGCTTCTTCAAAACTGTTAGCGTATATAAAAGGTCCTTCAAATATACGGTCACCTATTTTAAACTCAGTTAAATATACTTTCATTAATCTTTCCTTTGGTCATCTCTATCTGCTTTTGCTATTCTATCTGTATTCATAAGTTGTGGTACACCTAGTATAGTCTTCAAAAGAGTGTCTTGTCTAATTATCTCATTGTCTACAGAACGTACTCTATCTATAAGAGCTACTAAAATACCGTGTTGTGAATCTAATTTTTGACCTAATCGTTCTTCTATCTGTGCTATCTGAGCACTTACTTTTTCGTCAAGAACATCTACTTTAGTTTCCATTCCGTCTATGATTTTATTAATAAGTTTCCAAATAAATAAACCTAAACCAATAGCTGCTGCTATAGGAAAGCCGACTTCATTAATTAATTGAACTACAGAGTCCATCACGTTACTGGTTCAAACTCACCTAGTTCTATTAATTTTTGTCTGTTAACTAGGTGTTCTTCTTCTACATCATTTTTAGACTGACCAAAGTAAGCTACGGCTAAAAACTTTTCTATCATAGCTTCGTTTATATTTAAACCATCAACAACTACGTTTCCTAAAACTCTACCATACTTACCTCTAGAGTCTTTTAATTTAGTTTCTATAACAACTTTAGAACCGTTTTCTACTGCTTCTTTTAAGAAAGCCCCAGCCATTTTTCCTCTAGCTTTCTCATCCAGGTCACGAGTACGTGACTCGGGAGTATCAATACCATATAGACGAACACGAGACTTAAACATAATATCAAACCCAAGGTCCAACACAACATCAATCGTATCACCATCAACCACTCTATCAACTTTACAACCATATTCATACATTAGCACTTCCACCTTTTTCTTGCTTGTCGCAATCGTGAGTTAGGGTCTTTAGCTGCTTTAGGAAATTTTTTCATTTGTCCTGCACTTCTAGCACAGTAAGACTTTCTTCTTTTTGCTGCTTTACTTCCTTTTTTAACTTTTCCAGTGACCGCTGTTTTTAATTTACTTCCAGGATTTTTAGCTCTATATGCTTTGACTCCTTTCTTAGTCATTCCCGCACCTGATTTAGTTTTACGGTAATTACCGCCTTTACCAGTAGTACGTTTTATAGATTTTTCCTTTTTCCTAGGCATTATTTCTTCTTGCTTTTCTTCTTAGGCTTTTTAGCTGTCTTAGCAGAACGTTTAAAATCTGCAGATGTAGGAGCACCTTTAGCTCCTTTTTTACGCATCTTCTTTCCTTCTTTACGTTTCTTGTTTATATTATAATAAAGACCTTTTTTAGCTGTTCTGCCGTCTTTAGTTTTATGTGTTTTCTTTTTTGCTGGCATTATTTCCTCTTAGGTTTTGCTTTTTTCTTAGCTGTTGGACTTAGTTCTCTAAAATGGAAAAGTTTTACACTTGTTTTAGTGTGTCTTTTATTTGTATGTAAAGTACCGTTAGCCATTTTGTGTGAACTGCCTTTATGTTCAGTACCGTCTTTTTTGTAATGTTTTACGCCTTTCATTTAGCCTCCTTTTAAAACTCTATCTTTTAATCTTATCGCCCTTGGACCTACTTGTATAGCCCAACGACTGTCTAACATTTCAACTGCTGCCTTATCCCATTTTTGTTCTTCCATAGCAGATAAGAATTTTTTAAATTTTAATAACCTAGTTATACCTAAATTAAAACACATATTAGCCATAACTCTTTGTAAATCTTCAGGTAAACTTTTCCACCATTCCATGTTTCTATCTAAATCATTAATAACATTTTGGATATCTTTTTCAAAACATTCTGTAATTCTTTCTTCAGAAACAGGTGTGTCTACTTCTTGTCCATGTTCAGGGTCTGTTTCTAGTATTAAATGACCAATACCAAAAGTAGGGTATCCTAAATGGTCTAGGTATATTTTATCAATACAACCTTCATCAAAAGTTAATTCTTCTTGTAGTTTATTCATGTCCATAATATCCCCTTTTATAATATTTCTATTGTTGTATTTCCACCAGTTGATACACTTATTTGCCCAAGAGACATAGTTCCCTGAACTCCTTTTTCTGTTCCTGAATAAATATCTACCCATGTTGTTCCTGTCCAAAGTTGTAATTGTTGAGTTGCTAAATTCCAAATAATATCGCCCGTATTAAATTGATTAAGATTTCGTTCAGTTTCATTAACGTTTACAGTTGAACCAATATTAACTCTATTTAAACTTAATTCTAATACTCTAACTAATCTATTAAAAAGTTCTGGTGAAAGAGGTCCTATAGCAACAGGTAACTTAGTTTCTAATAGTTTAGGCATTACCTTTTACCATCGGGTTTTAAATCTATACGAGTAGCCCCCGCTCTAAAACTCATTCCTATCGCTGCGGTATCTGTATCATTAGACTGTATTCTTAAAACAGCTTGACGTCCTCTAACTCTTGTATCTATTTTAGTAGTAACAGAAGTACACGAACTTGTTACTGCTGTTGTTAATTCTTCTCCAGGGAAATTTCTTCTTTTTAAAACGAGGTCTAAGGTTTGACCATTAGCCCCTGTATCCGCATTCCCAATAAACTTTATATCAGGTATTATTTTGCTTATAGATTGAAAATCATCGCCTTCCCCTAAATCGAAATCACTTGATTCTATAAACACATTGGTCATAGCTGTTCCATCATCATCTACACCTGTTTCATGGTTATAACAATAACCAACATAATCAACATCGGTAGACGTTGCTTTAGGTTCTGCAAAAATTCCTTCGTCTAACCAAGAAGTTCTAGAAAGTTCTCCAATCATCCAAAGATTTTCTTCATAGTTATATGTAACATATCTGTCAATAACTGTTGTTCCTGAAGAACAGTAAAACCAACCTACTTCGTTAAATGCTTTATTAACGAAACCAAATATTTGATAACTTTGTGTTTGATTTATATCATCAAAAACGTATGCATCTACACTACAAGGAAGCTCTTGTACTTGTCCAGAGTATGTGTAAAATCCTTTTTTGTCCATCCAAAAAACACCTTTAGGAGTGTTTACCATAGCATTAGGTCCAACTAAACCAACACCCTCATTAACTAAATTAATAGCAAAAGTAAACGGTTGACCCACAAAAGTCATAGAATATAAAGAAGTGTCTGTCCAAATAAGTGTTTCTTGACGAGCTCTCGTTGCTCCTACTATTGCTGAACCTGCAGATAACCTAA